CATTCTAGGTTTCTTTCCTTTCTTCCTTGGTTCTGTATAAGTTGACATAAGAACGTCATACCTACTATCCTCAATAATTATGTTCTCTAACAAATTATTTAAATTCAATTTCATCTTAAAAAGTCTTTTTATATAAATATATGGAAAGTTGGTTAATTACAGGTTCTTAACCTTAGATACTATCTCTATTAGACTATCAACATCTCTCTCACAATATTCTGTTATTTCCTTGATGTTATTTTCTGTATAGAAACTTTTATGTATGTTGGAGCCTTTAACTTCTCCTAGTTTTGGTGAGTCTACTCCTAGTAGTGTACAAACCAAGTGTAATGAAGATAATCCCTTAAATGAGCCGAAGTTCCACATCTCTTTTGTGTCCAAAGCTTTTATCTCCCATGGTTTGGTGTCGTGGGATGGTAATAAAGATGGTGGGTTTATTCCGTTGATTAGCATTCTTTTACCTAGATATGGTAAATCGAAACTCTTAATGTTATGACCACATAGTGTAAAGTCTAGATTATTAACCCTAACTAATAGTTTCTCCATCTCAATTAATATATCTTTTTCTGAACCCTTACTAAATGACTGTAACTTCTTTTCACCGTCCTTAAGTAAAAATCCTACACTAACACAAACAACTCTTCCAAATTCTGGTAATAGTGCACCATATTTCTTAAATAGTTCTGAGCTTGATAGTCTAGCGTCCTCAACGTAGTGTCTTCTAAAATAAGAGTCCCCTGTATTATCCCATAGTTGGAATAACGTTTTGTTGTTCTGTTCCATATCCTCTAGTGTTGCATATGTTCCAGCTGTTTCAATATCAAGAAATAGTAGTTTATTTTCGTTTATATTATCCAACATCTTCACTATCCATTAATTGTTGATATCTGTCTGTATCTATGGTGATAGAAACCGTATCTGGGTTTATACCACATGGTTCACTAGTCCAATACTTAACGTTCTTTCCTTCTACAAAATCATTAAAATCTTCTGTTCTAATCCAAATTATTACTTTCATACCATAAAGATAGAAAAAATAATTCATAAAAAAAACCACTAAGGAGTGGTTTTTATATCTTTTTCTTGTTCGGGGTCTTCAAATATATTGTCTGGGTCTATGTAAAGAGGTACGTCAATAAGTTCAATGTTAAAGTTTTTTCTACTTCTTGTTACTCCTGGTGTTTCTTCTGTTGGTTCTACCTCAATTGTTTTTGTAAGTGTTGCTGTTCCGTTAACCAAATCAATATTATATAATGTAATACTATTGTCATTTATGTATGCAGTATATGAATTATTATATGTTCTCAATTTAAGCCCAACTTGTGTAATAATATCGTCTAATAATTCACTATTCTTTTTCCTAATGACCATTTCGTCTGAATTTTCCAATAAACCATCAAGAAATACACTGAATATTCGGTCCATTTCTTCATAAGAGTCACCAAAATCATAACTATCATACCAAGAATCATATAAACCTGTGTCTATTTCATTAATTGAGTTTTTGTGTTCTATTAGGCCGGATAAATCCTCTAATTCATGAGCGTGTATTAAAAATAAAAGTTGGTTGTGGGTTATTTCCATTGTTGTTTGACTGTTTCCTACGTCAAACTCAAAAGTTGCCTCATCCTCAATATATTGTCTGGCATCTTCAGTTCTTTGTTTTGTTAAACCATATCCAGCTTCGGATAAAATATCCCAACCTATTTGTTCCCATTTTAGTGGGAAATGTTTAATTAGAAAATCGTTAATCTCAGCATCATCATAATCCGAACAAGCTGTTGAGTCTTTCTTGATACCAAATAAATTAAATAATTTGTCTACCTTATGAATTGTATCTAACTCATACCAACAACTCATATAATCTAACTCTTCTCCTTCAACTTCTTCAGAATCGTCATAATGGTAAAACCCCATAGCTTTCTTGTAATAATATTCGTCATCATCAGATATATCAAGAATGTCGTGCATGTACTGGTCGTTATCAATAAATAATTCAATACCGTTTACCCCGAATTTAATCTGATTAGTTGCTTTCCAAGAGTACTCTTCGTAGTCTTCTAATTCTTCACCAATATGTTCAAATAATCCATTATAATGTATTTTATTGTCAATAATACCCTTAACAGTCTTACTAAATTCATTTATTTCTGCCCAATTGTTAAGTTCTTCTTCTGTAAACTGAACATCATATTTGATTCTTTCTTTAAGGGTGTATTTAAGATTTAAAAAAGACGCGGCTTCTTTATGTGGTGCAAGTATTTTTTTTATACTAACTATATCAAGTTCATCATCTCTAAGTGAATAGATTCCGTCAAATTTAAGTGGTACACGATTACCTATCATCAGATAAGTTTGATTATGTGCTGGAATGTTTTCTTTCTTTACAAGAATATAAAATGAGCCTGGTGTTGTCTTTACTAATCTGTCCAAATATTCACTAGCGTCTTGTCTACCGGCATTACTCTCATTACACCAGAATTCATTGTACGAACACCAATCTCTACTTAATGGATAATATATCTGTATATTATCATTATCAAATACAACTTTCTTTCTTCCACTCATATACTATAAATATAAGGTGTTTATAGGTTGTACTTATTATAAGATGATAATCTGTTTGATTTTATTTTTAGGAGGGTTTGGCATTTCTCATACTCTTCTGTTGTTTCGAAATGTTTAATTAATTTATCAATGCTTTCGTGTGGTTGGTCTTGGTCTATAAACTCTAAATCTTTCATATCCAAATCCTCTTCCATTGATGTTAGGATGAACTCATATGCTAATCTATGTGCTAAATTTTTTTCTAGTGGGTCCATTATTTTGTTTCTCTAACTGTGTATTCCCATCCAGAATCTGAGTTCTCTGTTAACATATTAGCTAATTTAATAGCTTCTTCCTCATTTTGTGTTTCCCAGATTTCTGATAGTCCATTTGTTAATAATACGAAGACTGATTTTCCAGTTTCGTTATTTGTCATTGTTTTTATTATACTAAAAGCCATATTCTTTATATCTATTGGTTAATAATACGACATAATGGTCACAAACACCAGGACCTAAATTGTCGTCCCATTTGATTTTGAAATTATTTATTAGATTTTGTAAAGCTGTTTTATGGTTTGGTTTGTTGTCACCATTTAACACTCTCATCACAAATTCAAAATCTTTCTTTATCATAATTCAAAGATATTAAATAATTTTAACTTAATCCAACTTTGGTTCTAGAATTCTAACATTCTTACTGATTAATTTAACTATAGTATATGGACACGCGTTACTAGATGGTCTTCTATCTTCCAAATAACCTTTCCAGTCATCATTTGCTACATTAATAGGTATTCTAATGCTAGCTCCTCTATCTGATACACCGTAACTGAATTCATTTATTGATTGTGTCTCATGGTCACCAGTAAGTCTTTCTTCGTTATGTGCCCCATATCCTTTAATATGCTCTTCATGATGATTGCCTAATTCTTCACAGATACCTTTCATTAGTTCTTCACCACCTTCTTCTCTCATCATTTTATTTGAGAAGTTTACATGCATTCCTGAACCATTCCAATCACCCTTCATTGGTTTTGGGTGTAATTCAATATTAATACCGTGTGATTCAGCTAATCTATATAGAATATATCTGCTCAACCATAAATCATCAGCGACGTTACTTTCACCCTTACCAAATAGTTGGTACTCCCATTGTCCTAGCATGACTTCCGCGTTAACGCCTGTAACTCCAAGTCCGACGCTCAAACAAGCGTCCATATGTTGTTCAACTAATTCTCTACCAATAACACTATCTGTTCCAACACCACAATAGTATTTACCTTGTGGTTCTGGATAACCTTCTTCTGGGAAACCCAACGGTCTACCATTTTTTGTCATAACATATTCTTGTTCAAATCCAAACCACCAATCAGTATCATTACATATTCCATGTCTATTATTAGTTTTGTGTGGTGTTCCGTCAGCATTAAGAACTTCACACATAGTTATAAAAGAACTAGTTCTTTGTGGGTCATATATTACCTTAACTGGTCTTAAAATACAATCTGAATTATCACCACTGGCTTGATTTGTAGATGAACCGTCAAAAGACCAAAGTGGTAATTCTTCTGGTTCTGGTTTTGTTACTGTTGTATCTAATCCCACAATTTTTGTCTTACTTCTTAATAATTGTGTTGGTTCTGTACCGTCCACCCAGACGTACTCAATCTTGGTTTTAATCTTTGTCATTGTATAGTTTTATTTATTGTTTATGATATTTATTAACAAGGTATGAAAGTAACAATAAATAATAAAGAGATTCCTGTTGAAATTATGGATACCCCCGAAAAAATCAGTCGGGGTATGATGGGTAGGGACCATCTTGATGGTGGTATGTTATTCTTATTTGATAAAGCTGGAGAACGTTCTTTTTGGATGAAGGATTGTTTGATACCTTTAGACATAATATTCATTACTGGTAATAAAATAACAAAAGTTCACAAAAATTGTGAACCCTGTTCCACTGAACCTTGTAAATCCTATACTGGTTTTGCTGATAAGGTATTAGAGTTGAGTTCTGGTGTTAATTAAAAAAGGTCCCGAAGGACCTTTTTTATTAGTATGTTACTAGATTTACTACTCTACAACTGCTGTTGTGTCACTAACTACGGTTACTTCTTCAGTAGTTTCACCTTCTTGGTTAGAGTCACAAGAAACTAAACCGATTGTTACTAGGCTAATAGCCATTAGATACATTAATTTTTTCATTTTTCTTTTTTTTAGATTATTAATTATTTATAGCACAATATTAATAACATTAACTTTATAAATCAAATATATTTAGATATAACACCACATATAGTCGGTGAATGGTATTTTTTTAAGAGTATCCTAACCACCAATTTTCTTGATTAACTACAACACACCCTTTTGTTCTTTTGACTACTTCGTTTGATGTGTATAATGCTGTTTTGTCTGAGCCTTCTGAAGAACATTTAGTAGCGATTAGATAAGATATTAAGTTATTTGTATTCGGACCCCAAGTACCCGGATTGTTACCTCTAAGTATGGTTTTATAACCAAGGTCGTTTTTCAAATAAGATTTTAGAGACTTAACTGAGTTAACCTCTTGTGGGTATTCTAGGTATTCGGCAATACCATTTGCGGTACTGTTACCAACAGCACCGTCTACACCATCTTTATTCCATCCAGATGTACCCATGTCTATTCCATTGTCAACTAGAAATTTTTGTATAGATTGTATGTTGTCTGTATTTTCTGGGTAACATGTCGGTTCAATATGAGTTAAAGTAGATGTCCAATCAGAAGGTAAGGGGTTCTTTTTCATGTTTTTAAGTAGAGGGTCTCCCGCTTTACATTTATATGCATTGTATTCACAACCAGCACCTCCCCATCCAATACCTTCACAACCATAACAATCACAACCTAAATACTCAGAAGCTTTCTTAAGTGCTACCAAATCATCTGCTCCGTGACACGCTGTAAAAAATACTTTAGTGTTCTTATCCACATGAGGTTTTATAGGGCCCAAGAACTCCTCATTAAATAATTGCACCTTTCCAGATTCTAGAGTTATTATTTTTCCTGCTGAACCATGAGAACCAATAAACAGATGCTTTAATTTAGGGGATGTAGGATACGCGTCCCACCATTTTTTTGACTCTTCTAAATTACGAAAAACCCCATTGACTATACCGAAATCTTTTAATTGTTCAAAAACAAAGTATTCCCAATCCTCTTGAGGGTAACCTACTCTTACTTTGGTTGAGTTGGTTGCTAGGTACTTATACCATCCTATTGTTGCGATGGCTGCAATAGTTACTGTTCCCCACACACCAAATAAACCTAACGAAATAATAGTTAGTGCACCTATAGCTAATCCTACACCACATTTAATTGCCGCGGAAAGGTCGTCTAAATATTCTGTATCTCCTTTAGCTAAAGCTTTTGATACTCTCCTCTCAAACTTCCTTACGTATTTATCCCCTCCATCATTAACTGCTGACACACATAAATCTTTTATTTCTGTAAATCCGTCACCCAAACATTTAAAAAATTTACCTCCTGGACCTCTAGTCCAATACCATATCACACTATCTGCTTGTTTTTTAATCCAACTAGCTATATCTGAACTTACATTGTAAATCCCTGTACCTAAATCGGATAACCAATCAGAAAGTGACTCAGTAGTATCAACAAGATAATCTGCAAATTCTCTCGCGACTTCTTCCGCGTTATCTACAAAATCTGAAAGTGCGTCTGACGCTTCATCTACAATATCGTCTATAAAGTCTGAAACATCAACAACATCTTTATGAAGCCAGTAGTCGTCCAAGTTGTTAATACCTTCCCAAGATAAATCAATATTCTTATCCCAATATTTAGCTATATCTGTGTATGTTTTTTTCTTAAATGGGTTTCTAAGTTCCAAATCACTAAAACTTTGTTCGTCCAAATTTTGTTCATATAGTTCTTTAGAATACATAATTTCACGTACCCTATTAATCTCAGATAATATATTTTTTTTATTAGACATTATTTCCTATTTTTTCTTTTATTGTATTAACTAGTTCTTTTTGTACCCACTTAACAAACTCAACATATCTTGTAGGTTTACTGTCGGCTTTTTTCTTCCATGTCCCTTCTGGATTTCTAGTTGCTCTGCTAAAGAAGTTAAGTCCACTTATATTAGTTATACATTTGTGTCCACCACTATTAGCTTGTATAACGTCCCAAGCTGGTACTGTTATTTTATCTAAAACAACTTTCTGTTTTTCAGTTAAATTTTCCCAAGGAGAGTCTATGATATCAACAGCCATTTTATAGTATTGTGAATCTTCTTTTGGCATATTTTGTAAATGGTCTTTATATAAAGCAAATAAATCTGAAGTTTTAAACCCTATACTATCTTCTTCTGCTTTTGTTTCACCAACACGTTTAATAACTGAGATTGGTACCATGTGTGCTCTTAATTGTGTTTCTATTTTACTAAGTACTTCTTGAGCTACATCACCTAGATTGACTCCTTTTAATGCTCTGTCTTTCTTAAATGGGTTACATGATGCTTGTACTAGTCCCATTGGCCATGCAATAACGAAAAAGTCTGCTTCAGGATAAATTTTAAATGGTGTATACCTATCATAAGAACCTGGTTTAAATAAAGCTCCTCCACCATACTGTACAATAATATTGCCATCTAATTTAAGGTTCTTACTTTCTTGTTGTGATTTGATATAACCGGCTTGATTCTGTGCCATATCTTCTGGTGTGGCAAATCCTTTTTCCTTAGCGTATGATGTTATGTTTTGATATATATTCATTAGAGATGGTGATGAATTCATAACTAAATGTTCTAGGAATCCTGGTTTATTCTTATAAGCTAACAATAATTTGTTAGTTAAAAGTCCTAACATCCATCTTTTTTCATATGTTTGGTCACCTGATTCAAAATCTCTAATCAAGTTCATAACCTGTTCTGGTTCTATATCGTGTTTTGCATAATCTGCAGAATCAACAGTATTAATCATCATTATGTCCTCATCTGTAAAAATATCACTAGGACTTATAGTTTGTGATATAGTTTCAACATTAGACCTTGCTCCTCTAAATTGAGTTGCTGTATCGTCCTCTACACCAGCCTGTGAATCATGATGGTCAGTATGGATTTTAAATATTGGTTTACCGTGTGCAAAATCAACCAGTACCGGCATTACATCCTCACTTGCGTCTGGTTTCTTAACAGAGAATTCTTTATCCCCATATTGTATTACATGAACACCAATAACTTCTATCCCATAGTTCTCAAGATAACTCTTCATTCCTAAAGCTGATACTACACCATCTAGGTCTTGATGGAAATATATCTCAGCTTTTGGGTATCTTTGAGCTAACTTATTAATATCTCTAATACCACCTTCTGTTAAAAGTGATTCATTAATAAGTTTATATTGTTGTTCTGTTACTTCTATCTTCATGATTGTAGTCTATTTAGATATTCCTTTTACTTTTGTGAGTGGTACGATTTGCCCTGGACCTGTCGGCATAATTACGTTATGGTTTAAGACAACACTATGTGTTTTAGCGTTATTTTTAACACAATCATATAAATCATTACCAAATTCTTTGTCTACTGTCATTATTGTAGCAAACGCGGCAGCCAGGGATGTATTGATTTTATCGTCCTTGGACTCTTTGATGACTCCCATTAATTCCCTACTCTTTTTGATTTGTTCTTTTAGTGTTGTTTTCATATTATATATATATTTAATAGGTGCAATTAGAAAATATTTCACCTTCTTGTTTTCTTCTCTCAGTATGTCCAGTAGAGCTTTTCACATTCCATGTAGGTATGGCGGTTGCTGCTTTTTCCCAATCCCCTTTCTTTACATCTTGTATCCAAGGACTCTTTCTAACACCACTACACCCAGCATTAAATACTAAAGATGTTATCGCGTCATACTGACATTGGTTCATTTTTGCCCCTTCTAATTCCGCTTCTTTCCATGCATTTATTATTCTACTAACACACTCACTAGCCCAAGCTAAATCTTCTTTTAACAACTCTACAGCTTTTTCTTCGGTAATAACATTACCTTCATAAGCTTCTTTACCAGTATGACCATACCCTATAGTTAAGTGACCTTTTGGTTCAGGTGTTTCTGGTGATGTATTAAATTTTTTTGGCGGGAAGGATGCGTCGTCATAGGTATATAGTACTCCTCCTACTATACCCTTCACTTTACCCTCTTTCTTCTTTAAAAAGGTAATTAAGTCTTCCGAATAGCTGGTGGGAGTGACTGCAGTGTCTTCACTCTGTTCAAAAAGTCTACCATACTGGTTTTCTGTAATTGTTATACGCATAAAAAATCCTTTACAATAAATATCATCATAAAGGAGTTATTCCTATTTGTAAATTATATTTTATTTGGTTTGTCTTTCTATTTCTCTATTTAGATACCAAACAGCTTTTTGTAGGTCTTCTACACCATCTAATTTCTTACCGGCTCTTAAAGTATATTTTATCACATTACCTAAATTGAAGTTCATGTCATATGATTCAATTATGTTTATTGCTTCGTATATATTTCCTTCACCCCCATAATGTTCAGGGTGGTTAACTTGTTCTCTACTCATTGTACCTATTTTTCATAAAATCCTTAACTTTATCATATGACCCCATCATAATATCACAATCATCAAATGACTCAAATATAATGTCTTGTAGTTTTTCCATATCAAATTGTTCTGTCTCACATACACCAATAATCTTTGCGTCACTATCGCCCTTTGTTGTTAATAACAAAACCTTATAACCGGTTTGTTCACCAACCTCCCTTATCTTGGTTTTAATGTCGTTTTCATCCATATTGGCAATATCATCAATATTAAGTTTTAGAACCAATATTGGTTCATGTTTCTCAATAAGAAGTTGTTTAGCAATTCTTTCAGTATTAGTTATCTCTTTCATTAGTTCATACAGAATGGTGGCATATCATCTAATAATTTCTTAAATACTTTTTCAATATTCTCATTAGCTTTATAATCAATAGCTTGTTTGCCTATTGTTAACATCATCATAATGTCCATCATTTGTTTTGATGTTAGTGTTGGGTCTCCGTGTAAACCTATATTTACTTCAGCTTGTTTCTTTACCACTTTAAAAAACTCATCCAAATTAACATTATAACCACTAAACATATCCTTTCTAGCTTGTTCGTCAGTATTAAAAAATTCTTTTAATTTCCTAACATATATTTCTATTTCTACATTCATATTAATAATCTTTATAATAAATATAATAGATACCCTATCATACCTTAAATACTTTAGCTGTTATTGTTTTTGGTACCATGTCTCCCCACTTTGAGTCTTCTTTGTATCTTGTAGCTCTAATCTTATGGTTATCTATATAGTGGTACTCTGTAATATCCTCGTCAATTCTAGGTTTACCAAATATTATACTGTGATATCTAACATCATTGTCTCTCATCCATTGTTCAGTAACCTCTCTATGAACTTCAAGTCTAGCGGTTAAAAATGTAATATTATGTCCTTCGTCATACCACTTATTAATTGTTTCTATAGCGTTTGCGTGTGGTTTAACTGTTACCATTAACTCAAATTGTTCGTTAGGTACGTTGTCACATATTGTACCGTCAATATCTATAATATAGTTAGTTTTTACCATCATTTTCTTAACTAATCTATACCCGACCATCTTCTTATCTATATACTCATCAAAAGTGAAGTCATATTTATTACACTTGTCACCATGTTGGCACTTAACTTGTGTTACTATTGTATTCTCTTCATTAACATGTACCTCAACCAAAGAGTTGTGGTAATGTTTTGTGTAAATTAAAATCTTTTCATCCATATTTTTTTTATTTTTAGTCTATGCAACTAAGATACCTATCACCTCTGTCACATAGTATCGTAACCGCGTTTTTTTTATTATTATCTTGCATCCATCTGAAGGCTGCCATAACGTTAGCTCCTGTTGATATTCCAACGAATAACCCTTCTGTTTTTGATAGGTTTCTAGCGTATGATTTAGCACACTCGGTTTTAATTGTCACAACCTCATCTACAAAATCTAAATCTACTAAAAATTTACTACCGTCTCCTATCCCTTGTATACCATGTAAGCCTGGTTCTCCACCACTCATAACTGGACTTTCTTCAGGTTCAAGTGCTACTATTTTTAAATTAGGCCACATATCTTTTAAGAATCTACCTGTTCCCATAAGTGTTCCACCAGTACCTGTTCCTAATATAAGAACGTCAGGTTCACCTTCACCATTTTCTTCTTTATATTGATTGTATATTTCTGGTCCTGTTGTGTTGTAGTGGGCTTTTGCATTTAACGGGTTATGAAACTGATTACAGTTAAACCATCCATTATCATTACATAGTTCGTCTCTCATTTCAATAGCTCTATCAAAATCACCTTCATCAACCTCAATTAATTTAGCTCCATATAACTTAAACATACTTTTTCTTTCTTCTGACATATTGGATGGCATTATTATAACCATTTTATATCCTCTTTCTGAAGCTAACATAGCTAAAGCTATACCAGAATTACCTGATGTTGCTTCACACAAAGTATCACC